TTCTAATCGCTCGCCTAGCACTAGGGCCAGATCGTTGTTACAATAGCGCGCGGCTTCCAATATGCGGGCGTTAGGCGCGTCGCGCCAATGGGAACGGTCGTTAGTCATTAGTTTATTGTCCTTTCAATGTAATGCAAATAGCCGTTAACGATAGCACCAGAACGGCGCCAAAGCCTATTAATGATAGGGCGTGCGCGATCATGATCTAGGCGCCCTTTAAGAGCGTTTTAAGCTCGGCTTTGATCGCGCGGGCAGTCTCACCCTTCCATGTTGTAGCGTTAGCCAGAAAATAGCGTACGACCGATTCGGCGTCGTCGTAATAGTATTTATCGCGGATCGTCTGCAGGCTATGCATAGCGTCCAGATAGGGCGCCGCGCCAAAGTAAGGCTTGGTCCAGTCGCGGCTAATATCGCGCGCGATTACGTTTAGTGTACGGTTCATAGTGTATTATCCTTTATGGTACTGTTGCTGGCGTTAGCGCCATAAACGCCGCGCGGTAACGGTCGCGCGGCTAATATGGCGCTAATCCAAAAGCTTTTCCTCTAGATAGTGTTGTATCGCCATGCCATGCACGCGTTCAACGTCTAGGTCGTTTTGGCCTGCTAGATGCAACAAGTCTGCAATTAGATCACATACGGCTTCCCCTAAGCTTGATTGATAGCCGCGCCGGGTATTATATAGGCCGATAGCGTCGCGCGCGTGGTACGCGCGTTGATCGTTTTCGTTGATAGTCATAATACTTTCCCCTCATCGTTTTGTAGATAGCCGCACTTTTTGATTTCAACGCCGCGGTACAACATACCGCGCTTGAGAAAATCAAAGCGCCACTTGGCTTGCCCTTGCCTAAGCTTAGGCCAAGCTATTTTTTGACCGTCTGTTAAGATCGCCCACGCCGTCCAATTGTTAATCATGATATATCCTTTCAATTTAGGTTAGTGTTAACCGACAACAAAGCCGGATTGATCGCGGCGCGCCGGGCCCTTAGCGTATAGCGCAACGATAGCGCCGCGCGGATCCAAATGGCGGATATCCGTATCATCGCCATCTACAACCGGCAGGCCTAAAAACGTATCGCCATTGGCTAGCATTGCTTCAACGATAGCGCGGTTGCGAAAAACGACGGCTATCCGCTCGCCATTAGCGACGGCTTTAGCAACAAACGGTTGATAAGCTTCAACGCCGCTATAGCTAAATGTTAGATCGTAATTGGCGGGGATATGCTTACGGTTGACAAGCTTTGTATAATCGTAAAACTGGATATCTGGTAAAGCTTGCATGATATTTGTATAAGCATAGCCAATATTGACATTTTCCCAACGGATATCCGAAGTACCGTTTAGACGCACAATAAGCTTATAACCGCGGCGTTTTGCCTTAGCCCGCTCGCGCACAAGCTCGTTTTGCAATTGCAGCATAAATTGCTCGCGGTATTGATTGAAATATAGCGTTTTGCGCAACCGCGATAACATAACGCTATTCATAGCGCCGCGCCCGGCTATAAATAAGCACGGCCCTTCACAGCCAGCGGTTGACGCCATAGCACACATTTGCACGCCGCTTCCCATTGCTGGCATAAGATAAAGGATAGCCGTTTTTATACCGTACTTTTCGCCCTTAATTGTTTTGGCGTTTGTATCAATGCCAAGCAATTTATCAGGAAAGCGGCTAAACAACGAGCGGTTATGATCGTTGCCTAATATCTGCAATTGGATATCTAACGATAGCGCGGATATATCATAAGCCAGCGCGGATTGTGGTTTAGTTTGCATTAACATATTGTCTCACTCCTATGTTGATTGTTTAATTATAAATGAATTATGCCAGTATCGGCCATTAATGTTGCATAGTGAACCGGGCGTTCATATTGCCCGGTGACACCGTCGCGGTAAATTGATATCCAACGGCCCGCGCTAGCGAATCCGACGGTCGCGCCGTATGGCACGCTAGCCGTGATAGGCCATATATCGGTCAAGCTTTCGCTATCCAGCGCGGCGTTTAATGTGTCGAAATAGTTTTGCATTAGTTTTGCCTCATATTGTGTTGCAATACGTCCGTCGCATAGTTTGAGGGTAGGTGCAAGCATAAAATGCATAAAAAAATGAAATAGGCGCAATCTAGGCTATGCGACCGGGTGAAATGACTATTTTCTAACGGCGGATTTCCGCGCGTTACAAGCCTAGTTAGGCGATCTAGGCTATTGGTTTTATAGTCACTGATGAAATGAATAAAATTACATACAATATAACCTATACGGTACGCAGTATTTCACGGCGACTTGAAAACCGATAGCCTAGATAGCCTAGATCGCCTAGACTTGACGTTAACGTAAACCTAGCACTCAACTCGTCGGCGACTTGTTATCTCATAGCCTAGATCGCCTAACTGCGAATCATTCGCAATAAGCTAGCGCCACATGGATTGTTGCGACTCATTCGCATTAGCAGCAGCAATATGTTTTTCTTAATGCGAGTCATTATCAATAAGGGAAAGGCCACTCAAGAATCTGCTACTGCGAATCATTCTCATTAGCGTCGAGCAGCTACCCCCTCCCCCTAGGGCCGAGCGCCGCGTGACTGACACGGTCATGGTGCGTGAACAATTTTTGGTGAAGCAATATGTTGACGGCCCCCACCCACTATGCTAAAAGCTGGGTATGACCTTAATTACACAAACCGCACTCAAAAAAATATTTTTTATAAATCCGGAGACAGGCGACTGCACCCGGCTAGACGGGCGACCTACTGGCAGCCGATCACAAAAAGGCTACTTACGCACGTCGATAGCGGGCAGAGAGTATCGTCTGCATAGATTAGTGTGGCTATGGGTTCATGGCGAACACCCGCCAGAAGGCATAACCATAGACCACATAAACGGCGTCAAAACAGACAACCGCATATCAAACTTGCGGCTAGCAACCATCTGCCAAAACACAGCTTACTATCTAGGCGACAGCGAACGCCGCAACATAGTGCGAGACGGCAACAAGTTTCGCGTGGAAATGATAGTGCATGGTGTGCGTTACCGGCGGCGGGCAGCTACACTAGATAAAGCTGTCGCCATTAGAGATGAGATGTATGTTAAGTTTCCTACCTTGGCAGACAGATAATTTTTTTTTATTTGCAAAACACTTACCAACGCCATACTATTTGTTTTGACGCGGCGCGTGCCAGAGACAGCGTGGGGATACCGCAAGGCTAGGCCCCGACGTTCAGGACTATTGGTGATGCCGAGCAAGACCTTTGGTGCAAAGTCGGCAATGATACACCGAGGGCCGTAGAGTTCAAACCCTACCCGCCGCGTCAATTTTATTTTTTTGCATTCCTGTTTGCAACACACTATAGTACGCTCAATGACATTCTACTCACTGCCATTTACACCAGAGCGGACGCAGGCCACCGAGTCGCGGCTGGAGGCAATCTATGAAGCTGCCCGCTACGGGCTAAAGGGTGATAGCCTCGCTATGGCCGCTGGCATGACCCCGCGGCAGTTCCGCGTGTTGGCGGAGTCTGACCCGCTGGTGGAGATGGCTGAAGCCAAAGGACGCAGCGAAGGTGAATACACCGCCGGCAAGACTATGTACGAAGCGGCGCGCGATGGCGACGCTAAGGCTGCGCTGGAAATACTGAAACATCAGCACGGCTGGGTAGCCAAGCAGCAGATTGACGTGAACATCGACCAACAGATAAGCATCACAGGCGCGCTAGAAAAAGCACAGACGCGCGTCATCGAAGGGCTGTACACTGACGTGACACCACCGGCGCTATCTGATAATAGCAGCAATACAGATGTTCCGTTAAAGGTTAAGACTGATGCCAGACAAACCATTAGGTGAAACCATATTTGAAGGCGCGGCTAAAGGCTACCGCAGTTTGTTTGGTGCAGAAAATCTGCCGTTGGATAAACGCATCTACATGGAAAGCGTTATTGACCGTCGGCGCGACCCTATTACAGAACGGTCGCTAAACGCAGACGAACAAGAGCAACTGCGTAGTTTAATTGCGTCGCGGTATGAACGCATTAAACCGCAGCTAAAACAAGACATGGTTATTTTGCGGACTAACGCTGCCGAAGCACTGCGCGAAGCATCTGCTACCCGCAACCCTGATTTGCGCGCGTATCATTTAGAAAGATACAAAGGCATTACCGGAATGCTTAACGGTATCAAAAGCTATTTTGAAACTGGCAAGCTAAACCCTGTGCTTGTGGACTACGCAAAAAACAAAGTGCCTACAAACATACAACGCGAAGATTATGAGAACCCTAGCGAAATTAACTCCGACCGCGGATCAAGCCTAGCTTCGCCCGGCAAAGATACAAACATAGGACAAACTTTAGGTCGCTTTAACTACGGCGTAGACAACGCAGGCAATTTGTTAGTTACTGACGCGTATGACTTTGGTGCGGGCGCTGCGGGACTTTTTGGCGGTGAAGCCGGACATCGGCAGAAACCAATAGGTGTTAGCGATCTTATATTCCCTAAACAAGCCGCAGCTAAACTAGGATATAGACGTTTGCCTGAAGGCCAAGGCCGGCCAGTAAAAATTAAAATTAACTCTATGGCGCCGAAGAAAAAAGAAGAAACAAACTATTTTAGCCGGGCCGCCGCATATTTAGGATTTTAAATGCAAGCACCAATATACTCAGCCCAAGACGAAATGGAGTTGATGGCAAGGTTGTGGTCCCCCAGCCTGAAGGATGACCCACTAGCATTTGTACTGTACACATTCCCGTGGGGCCAACAAGGTACGCCGCTGGAACATTTCCCCGGCCCGCGTAAATGGCAGCGCCAGATACTCGCCGACTTACGTGACCACATCAAAGAGAACAACGGTAAGATAGACTTCTCAACTGCACGGATGGCGATTGCATCAGGACGCGGTATCGGCAAGTCTGCCTTGGTCTCATGGCTTACCATCTGGATGCTGTCATCAAGAATCGGCAGCACAACCATCGTGTCGGCAAACTCCGAAGCGCAGCTTAGAAGCGTAACGTGGGCAGAAATTACCAAGTGGCTGGCGATGAGTCTTAACAGTCACTGGTTCGAAATAGCCGCCACACGCATCATGCCCGCCAAGTGGCTGACGGAACTGGTCGAGCGCGACCTGAAGAAAGGCACGCGCTACTGGTCAGTCGAGGGCCGGCTGTGGTCTGAGGAAAATCCAGATGCATATGCCGGAGTTCACAATTTCGATGGCGTGATGCTGATCTTCGACGAAGCCAGCGGTATACCAGACTCGATCTGGTCCGTATCGGACGGGTTCTTTACCGAGAATACGCCGCACCGCTTTCATCTGGCGTTCTCCAACCCGCGGCGCAACACAGGGTATTTCTACGAGACGTTCCACAGCAAGCGGGCGTTCTGGTCAACACGCACAATCGACGCCCGTGATGTCGAGGGAACGGACAAACACCTGTACCAGCGCATCATCGACGAGTATGGGCCAGACAGCTACCAAGCCAGTGTCGAAGTCTACGGTAACTTCCCCTCAGAAGGTGACGATCAGTTTATTGGCAGCAATCTGGTAGATGACGCCATGAAGCGGCCACCTGTCAAAGATGACACAGCGCCCATCGTGATAGGGGTAGACCCGGCACGCTTCGGGGCTGACGCTACCGTCATCGCCATACGGCAGGGCCGTGACATCTTGGAACTGCGGAGACACCGCGGGGCAGACACAATGGAAGTGGCTGGCTACGTGATCGACGCCATCGAGCAGTTCAAGCCTGCGTTGGTCTGCATCGACGAAGGCGGGCTAGGTGCAGGCGTCGTGGATCGGCTGAAGGAACAGCGGTACAAGATACGCGGTGTAAACTTTGGTAATAAGGCCAAGAACCAGATCATGTGGGGCAACAAGCGCGCAGAGATGTGGGGCGCCATGCGTGATTGGCTACGCACAGGCCATGTGCCCAACGACAGGTTCCTGAAGACAGACCTCATCAGCCCGCGCACCAAGCCTGACAGCAAGGGTACGCTGTTCCTCGAAAGCAAGAAAGATATGAAGTCACGCGGGCTGGCGTCACCTGACGCAGCGGACGCCATAGCGGTCACGTTTGCTTTTCCTGTCGCGTCAATAGATATTCGACAAGGACGCGTTGACAGACGGCGCACAAGCGGGTATTCTGCCGCTGGAATTTCTACATCATGGATGGGTTCTTAATCATGCCAGCTAATAAATACACACGCGCACTGTACAAAGTTGGTACTGTAAAGGCTGAAAAGGCCGCGATTGCTAACAACGACCCAGCCCGCAAGGCCGCAGCCGCAAAGATTACGGCGCAAGAAGGCACGACAAACCCATCGGGCGGGCGCTCGGCAGTTAAGATGCCAGCTAAAATTGCAGCGACAAAACCTGTACCGAAACCTGTACAAGTCACGCGCATAACCACTGACATGAAGTCTTCGCCAGCGACAAAGAAACGTTAAAGTGCCGTTGGTTAAGTCACCTAGCGGTTCTGCGTTTCGTAAGAATATCAAGGCTGAGGTAAACGCCGGAAAACCTGTCAAACAGGCGGTCGCAATCGCGTACAGCGTGAAACGCGAAGCCGCTAAAAAAGGTAAAAAGTAACCACAATGGCTGATCCGACAGGTATTAACAAAGTAGGCGACGTAGCTGACATCGGTAGCGATCCAGCGAACACCCGCGGTGACCCTGACACAATGGCAACCATGCGCCATCGTATGCAGATGGGTATGGCGGCGCTGTCGGACAGCCGTGAAGATGAACTAGACGATCTACGGTTTATGGCCGGCAGCCCTGACAACCAGTGGCAGTGGCCAGCCGACGTGTTGGCGACCCGCGGCGCGGTGCAGGGCCAAACAATCAACGCACGGCCATGCTTGACAATCAACAAACTGCCGCAGCACGTCCGTCAGGTGACGAACGAGCAACGCCAGAACCGCCCAGCAGGTAAAGTAATACCCGTCGATGATACGGCTGACGTTGAAGTCGCCGCTATCTTCGACGGTGTCGTGCGGCACATCGAATATATGTCCGACGCTGATGTCGCCTACGACACAGCCTGCGACAATCAGGTAACGTATGGTGAAGGTTACATCCGTCTAATTACAGAATATTGTAACGAAGAAACCTTCGACCAAGACGTTCGTATTATGCGCGTCCGCAACTCGTTTTCGGTCTACATGGACCCAACAATCCAAGACCCATGCGGCTCCGACGCTGAATGGTGCTTTGTCACGCAGGACATGACCAAAGAAGAGTATGAGCGCACGTTCCCAGACGCGTCGCCTATCTCGTCGATCATGTCCACCGCCGTTGGCGATGAAAGCCTGTCAGCATGGCTTGATGAAGACACTGTCCGCATCGCGGAATATTTTTACTACAAACGCAAGCGTGAAACGCTGAATTTGTACCCCGATAACGTATCTGCGTTCAAAAACACCGACATGGATAAGCAATTACGCGCCATGTACGGCAAACCTGTCCGCACACGCGAAGTAGACCGCAAAAAAGTCATGTGGATGAAGACCAATGGCTATGATGTGCTTGACGAACGCGAGTGGCCGGGCAGTTGGATACCTGTCGTGCGCGTCGTAGGCAACGAATTTGAAGTGCAAGGCCAAATTTACGTGTCTGGCTTGGTGCGGAACGCCAAAGACGCCCAGCGTATGTACAACTATTGGACTAGCCAAGAGGCAGAAATGCTTGCGCTGGCTCCAAAAGCGCCATTTATCGCCTATGGCGGCCAGTTTGAAGGCTACGAGAACCAGTGGAAGACTGCCAACACGACCAACTGGCCGTATTTGGAAGTCAATCCAGACGTTACAGACGGCGCTGGGAACGTATTACCGCTTCCGCAGCGTGCAGCACCCCCGCTGCCGCAAACAGGGC